AATGACAGACGAAAGAGGTCTGAAAATTGCTGCAAGAGGTGTTAAAATGATTATCCCTTCTGAGCTTCAGTTCACAGCTGAGAGATTAATGAAATCTCAAGGTAGAGTTGGAACAGCAGATAACGATGTAAATGCAATCGTGTCTATGGGAATGATCCCACAAGGTTACAGAGTTAATAACTTTTTAACTGACACAGATGCGTTCTACATTATTACTGATGTACCTAACGGCATGAAGTACTTTGAAAGATCACCTATCAAAACTGCAATGGAAGGTGACTTCGATACTGGTAACGTAAGATACAAAGCTAGAGAAAGATATTCATTTGGAGTATCTGACTTTAGAGGTATTTTTGCATCACCAGGTGCTTAATATTTAAATTTTGTGGCGGGACATAATCCCGCCACAATTTGATGATATGATAGAAAGAATAATGACAAAATTTTTAGTAAATATATGGGCATATGATCATCATGCCAAATTTGAAGTAGAATCAGAAGATTCTCCAGACTCACTAGAACAATCAATCCTTGACAAGTTAGGAGAAAATAGTATAGTTTGGGAAAACCTTGGTAACTCCTATAGTGACCAAGTAAATCGAATAACCTATGAGGAGGTTATAAATGATACAAGACCTTTACAAACAAAAAAGGTCCTTGGAGTTGAAGTGGGAACAGGAGCATCTGTCTAATGGCAGATACACTCTTGAGATGGTCAGAATTGATGACAAAGTCAAAGAGATCATCACAAAAATTAAGCTGGAAGAAGCAGCTATTGCCCACAAGCAAAACACTATTGAAGGTGCAGCTCCGCAAGTTTCAGTAGCTACTTAATAAAAAGCTACATCGTTGAATAAATTCAATTCACACTACAGGCTCTCTTGCACTCTATTAAAATCTAGTATATACATTTATCACTATACAAAAATCAGTTTATGTAGACGCGTATAGTCGACGGCCTAGAGACTACATAAACGGAAACTAGGAGGATAACACTATGGCAAACACTACGTTTCAAGGACCAGTAACATCTAAAAATGGATTTATTACTACAGGTCCAGCTAATGTTGTAGACGCTGATTCAAGTGTATCATTAACAGTTGCTACTCACGCGGGTAGAATTGTACACAATGATGCAGCAGGAGCAGTGACTTATACATTACCAGCGGTAAATGCGAACGCTGATTCTGCAGTTGCAGGACCAGGAGCTGACTTAAACAATTTGTCTAACGTTGGTGCTAAATTTACTATCGTAAGTTCTATCACTAAAACAGGAAGTTTAATTGTTCAAGTTGCAAACGCTACAGACGTTATGACTGGTACAGCAATAATTGTTGATACAGACACTAACGATAACACTGAAGGTTTCATGACAGCTTCAACATCAGACACGATCACTTTAAATGGATCAACAACTGGTGGTGTAACTCATGCAACAATTGAGTGTACTGTACTTGCTTCAGGTAAATGGTTAGTTTCAGTAGTTACTGGTGGTACTGGTGACTTAGCTACACCGTTTAGTGCGGCAGTAAGTTAATAATTAATTTAGTGTGGGCCTTCGGGCCCATACTTAAATTTTAAGGAGAACAAAAATTATGAAGGGTGACGTAAAAGCAGTTAGAGTTACGGCAACAGGTGCAGTATTCGCAGGAAGAACAAGATTAAGAGGAATTATTCTTGTTTCTGATGGTGGAGGATCAGCTGGTGGTATAACTTTACAAGACAATACAGATAGCACGACTTTATTCCAAGGCGATGTTCCTGATGGAGATGTTTTTTCATTTAACATTCCAGAAGATGGAGTTGTATTTCCAGGTGGAATGAAAGTTTCTGCAATTTCAAACTTAACAGCTGCTACTATATTGTTAGACAAATAGGAGGTTAAATGGCTAATACTACCTCTGGAACAGTTATATTTGATAAGAATTTTTCTATAGATGAAATTATAGAAGACGCTTATGAAAGAATAGGTATGCAAGGCGTATCTGGTAATCAGTTACGTACTGCAAGACGTTCTTTAAATATAATGTTTCAAGAATGGGCTAACAGAGGTTTACATTATTGGGAAGTTGCAAATAATTCAATTACGTTAGTTGCTGATCAAGCAACATATACAATGTTTAGATCAACAGGTGATGGCACTTCTGATGCTACAGCTGTTTATGGTGTTGATGATGTTTTAGAAGCTTCATTTAGAAATTCATCAAATGTTGATACACCTTTAACAAAGATAAATAGATCTACATATCAAGCGTTATCTAATAAAACTTCAACAGGTCAACCTACTCAATATTTTGTTCAAAGATTTATAGATAAAGTTACAATAACTTTATATTTAACACCTGGATCAAGTGAAGCAGGAAAATTTATTAATTACTATTATGTAAAAAGAATTCAAGATGTTGGTGATTACACTAATGCAACAGATGTTCCATATAGATTTGTACCGTGTATGGTATCTGGACTAGCTTTTTATTTATCACAAAAATTTAATCCACAATTAGTTCAACAAATGAAACTATTGTATGAGGATGAATTAAATAGAGCTTTACAAGAAGATGGCTCTTCTTCAAGTTCTTACATAACGCCAAAAACTTATTATCCAAATGTCTAAATTATCAAGTGGAAAATACGCAAAAGCAATATCAGATAGATCAGGCATGGAATTTCCATATAATGAAATGGTTAAAGAATGGAATGGTTCCTTGGTGCATGTTTCAGAATTCGAGACTAAACAACCACAGTTAGAGCCAAAAAGATTTACAGGAGATCCACAAGGATTAATGAATGCTAGACCTGCAAGAACAGAACCAGCTACACAAAATTTATTACCAAGTAATCCATTTAGTTTAACAAGTGGATCAGCAAATGTTACAGTAACAGAGCCAAATCATGGTAGATCAAATAGTGATACTGTTAGATTTAGAAATGTAGACGGTAGTCCTGGCGGATTAGCTTATACAGTATTTGAAAATAGTTCAGGATTTAGTATAAGTAGTGTAACAACTAATACTTATGTATTTGATTGTGGCTCTAATGCTACAGTAACAGAAAAATCAGGAGGAGACTTTGTTACAGCAGGACCTGTAACACAGCAAGCATAATGGCAGGTTTTACTTACGACAATTTAGTAACTGATATTAGAAATTACACAGAAGTAGATTCTAATGTATTAACTGCAGCTATTTGTAATAGAATTATTGAAGATGCAGAATTTAGAATTTTAAGAGATGTTCCAATTGATGCTTATAAAAAACAATCAGTTGGTAGTTTAGTAGTTGGACAAGAAACAATAAATGTTCCAGCTCAAACTTTATTTGTAAAAGGAATACAAGTTTATGATTCTACCTCAGCAACTACAGGTGCAAATACTTGGTTAGAGAAAAAAGATGAATCTTATTTACAAGAATATCAACCATCAACTGAATCAGCAGCTAGAGCAAAACCAAAATATTACGCAATGTTTGGTGGAGCAACTGGAGTATCGGATACGACTTCTGGAAGAGTTATGTTAGCTCCTGTTCCTGATGCTACATATAAATTTAAAATTCATTATGAAGCAGTTCCAACACCATTATCGAGTTCAAATACAACAACTTATATTAGTCAATATTTTCCAAATGGGCTATTATATGCATGTTTAGTGGAAGCATATGGATTCTTAAAAGGTCCAATAGATATGTTGACACTATATGAAAATAAGTATAAACAGGAAGTTGAGAAGTTTGCTGCAGAGCAACTTGGTAGACGTAAAAGGGACGACTACACAGACGGTACAGTTCGTATTCCAGTTCCTTCACGGACACCATAACAGGAGATAAATTATGGCAATATCATCGGCGATTTGTACAAGTTTCAAACAAGAAATTTTAGTTGGAACTCATAACTTTACAGCATCAAGTGGAGACACTTTTAAAATAGCTTTATATACAAGTTCAGCATCTTTAGGTGCTGCAACAACTGCATACTCAACATCAAACGAAATTACAAACACATCAGGTTCTGCTTACACAGCAGGTGGTGCAACACTTACTTCAGTTACTCCAACAACAGATGGAACAACAGCTGTTTGTGACTTTTCAGACGTAAGTTTTACTTCTGCTTCTTTCACAGCTAACGGTTGTTTGATTTATAACAGTTCACAATCTGATAAAGCTGTTGCTGTTATCGCTTTTGGTGGTGACAAAACAGTATCTAGCGGAACATTTACAATTCAATTTCCAACAGCAGACGCAAGTAACGCAATAATTCGTATAGCGTAAGGAGGGTCAAGTGCCCGACGTTACTTCAGGATGGGGCCGATTAACCTGGGATCAGGCTAATTGGGGTGATGCTACAACTTTAAAAACAGGTTGGGGTGCACAATCTTGGAATGGCGAAGGTGGTTGGGGAGATCTTTCTGATCAAACAATTACACTCGATGGTCAATCTGCAACAACTAACGTTGGTTCTCTTTCAGTACAAATAGATTTTGCTGGCACATTAGATGGTCAAGAAGCAACATCTTCAGTTGGATCTCTTTCAGTACAAGTAGATTTTACAGGAACGTTAACAGGTCAAGCTGCAACAACATCTGTTGATTCTTTAGTAACTGAAGTAGGTTATGAACTATCAGGTCAATCAGCCACAACAAATGTTGGATCTATAAATTATGAAACAGCTTATGTAATATCTACAGGTAATGCTCCATCTGATAACATGCGAGCAAATTATGGGGATGTAGATATTGCTTTAGAAGAAGTTGTAGTTCCAACAGGACAAGAAGCAACTTTTGCAACACCTACATTATCTTATACGGGAACTTTAGTTGGTTGGGGTAGAGATGCCTGGGGTGATAATTCTTGGGGTGAGTCTCCAAATCAAGTTATAGGTCTAGTTGGTCTTGCTGCAACTGCAAGTTTAGGATCAATATCACCAGCAGATTCTGTTGGCTTATCTGGACAAGAAGCAACTACAGCTTTAGGAACTACAACTTTAACAATTGATTCTACTCCAGATATTATAGGTCAAGAAACTACAGCAAGTGTTGGAACACCAACATTAGAATTTGAATATACATTATCAGGTCAAGCAGGAACTTCAGCAGTTGGAACTCCTACATTAGAATTTGCATATGAGTTAGATGGTCAATCTTCTACTGCAAGTGTAGGAGATATTGAAATTACAAGTGTTGAACTTGTAAATATAACTGGAGTTTCAGCTACTGCAAATGTTGGATCTATAGCACCTGCAGATGTTGTTGGATTATCAGGTCAAAGCGCAACTACAAATACTGGAACTTTCACAATTGCTGATGTAGTTCAAGGATTAACTACAGATCAAATTACTTCAAGTACAGGGCTTCTTGGTATTGAAGCATTAGCTCCAATAAATACTGGTTCAAACACTTCTTACAGTGGTGTTTCGACAGGAGATAATTCTAGCATTACAGGCGTTGACACTGGAGATAATACATCGTATAGTGACGCTTCAACAGGATCGAACAGTTCGATATCCGATGTTGCAACTGGATCAAATACAAGTTATACTGACGCTGCATAGGAGATAAAATTTATGGCATCAACATATACGCCTCTTGGTATAGAAAAAATGGCTACTGGTGAAAACGCTGGTACATGGGGAACAAAAACTAATAATAACTTAGACCTTATTTCAGAATTAACAGGTGGTTTTGCACAAGTTTCAATTGCTGGTGCTGCACAAACTACAGCTCTAACAGTTGTTGATGGAGCTACTACAGGTACAGCTCAAAGAAGATTTATTGAATTCACAGGAACTATTACAGGAAATCAAATCGTAACTATTCCAAATGATGTTGAAACTTTTTATATTTTAAAAAATTCTACAACTGGTTCTTTCACAGTTCAGTTTAAATATGCTACAGGATCTGGTGATACATTTACTTTTGCAGCTACAAATAAAAAAACTGCGATGGTACAAGCATCAGCTAATGATGGTACTAATCCAGATATTATTGAAATTCAAACAGGTGGCGATGTTGTTGATGATACTTCTCCACAATTGGGTGGAAATCTAGACACTAATTCTTTTAAT